ACTATCCGTATAGTCCACAGTAAAATAATATTTAGCAGGATAAAACTCTCCTCCTATCTTTGCCATCCAAGGGCATGGTGTTGCCCTGTCTAAAACATACACAGCATGGGTTCGGGAGGAACAATCCCACGGCTGTGCGAAGTGAACAGGCATGGGCGTAGCCCAATCTTCAACTGGAGTATCTGCTACTAATGCTGTAATTGGCATCCTAGCCCACATAGCTCCACCATGCACGTTTGGATCATCAGTGTCATCTGACTCGCATCCTGTAAATATAACTTGAAAACTTAAACATCTATTTGGCATAGATGTTACCGCTATAGCCATAGCGTGTAAAAACTCACCATGATATTTCTGATGATTGTGTGTATATTCTCTTCTCACCCAACACTTAAAGTGCGGTATATTGCTTTGTAAATATGCCATTTAACTTGTTGTTATTGATACCGTTCCAACCTGTGCAAATATTGGGTCTATCTTTGCATCAAAATCATCAAAACGAGCCACACCTACTTGTAATAAAAAAGGCTCTGTTCTGTCTGGTCTAGCATCTCTTAATGATTGTGGATCATCTGTTTTTATTCTGCCTACAAAATTTTGTGGATGATCTTTGTCAGCTACATCTCTGCCAACACGAAGACCTGTCCTTTTGCCATTGTTAAATTCAAATACCAACTCTTTTATTGGATATCTGAATCCAGTTCTATCGCATATTCCAAATGCGTATTTTCCTACTGCTTTCCCCATATTAAACCGTAAAGAATGTGTTGTGAGGCACGAACTTTATGGACGCTGTTTCTGTGTCCTCTCCTGCCGCTAATTCAAACTGAAACTCATACTCTTGTTTCAAAGCACTTACTCTATTCGCCACCTCTGGTCTTTTCATGGCTATGTAATATGCAAGACCTGAAACTAAACATGGAACAAACCTTGGAGGTATAAAATTTGTAGTAGTTCCTGCTATACCAGAAGCAATACTATCAATGCCTTTTAATCTAAAAAATGCTAATGTATATGTTGTATCTGGAACAGGATGCAATGTGACTGTTGTTGATCCTGCTAGTCTCTGCACAAATATTTGATTTGGCTTACCTTGTGTATTCTTATTTGATTTCTGGGCAAATGTAGAAACACTTATTCTGTTTACATTAGTATCGAGTTGTGACGTTCCTGTTCCTGTTCTGATAGTATGTTCAATAATATCTATAGTATCTGTTGGCATGGTATAGGTGGCTGTTCCTGCTGACAAAGATAATGTGCCAGATTCTATGGTAAAAAGATTTATACCCCTGTTTTGCCACTCTAATGTTAGTATCTGAAAGCTTCTTCTGGCTGTCTTTAAATCATAACCAGAACGCATTTCAAGACCTGCTCTCTCGTATGCCTCTTCAAAAAGCTCTGGTAAATCTGGTGTTACGACCGCCATACTATCTCCCTAAAAGCACTATGGTACTTTTCTGGTTATTATATATTAACTATTTATTTAAAGCTATCATTTAATGAATCTACCACACTATCTATGTTTGGCTCTTTTCCGCCTGGTTCATACTTGCATTCATACTCTATAGGGCAATGACCTTCAACTACTAAACTATAAGTATCATTAGCACCTTTATATAGACAGACTTCTTGACCATTTTTTGCTTTTCTTCTTTTATATCTACGACAGGTTATATATTTAGGGTCTTCTCTCATACCCTTTCTTATTTCTTGCTCCCAAGTCCAATCACTAAATTTCTTTAGGAAACAAGTATAGCAATTCTTAATGTTATCTGACTGCGCTACATATATCACTTTTCCACGAACACAAATCCACTCAAATGTTTCTTGTCCTCCCTCTTTACGAACACACTTACTTTGCAAGGCTTGACAGCATGAAAGCATTTGCTTTTGCTTCGAACCATCCACGATCAACCCCCATGAGGGAGTAAGTAAATAAACTAAGAAGAACCAAACCAATAATAAGAACGACCACAAATGCCACGATACCAATAACTTTTTCCCTAAATATCTTCCTATCATATATCTCTTTCTGTCGTCTTTTTCTTATTTGACCTTCCATACGGAGAAGCTCATCCCAAGCTGCTGTTCCGTGTTTAAACTTTATAAACTGCTGTAGCTCATAGCGTTGTTCTTCCAATCGCTTTTTAGCCGTGAACGCTTCTATTGCTTCTTGTTCTATCGTACCGCCACTAAAGACTTTACGAAACATTGTAGGATTTTTTGCCGACTTGTGAGCTGCGTCCACATCGCTAACAGCACCCATCCATCTGGAAAGGTCTTGCGACATGGCTTCCAATTCTTTACCTGCGGCAAAAGCTCTTTTAATTCCATTAAATGCCGTACTCGCTGTAGCAACAGCGGCAGAGATAGTTACTGGGTCAAACAATTTAGTATGTTTTTCGCATCTTCAGAATGATGGTATATGTATCAGCACTAGTGTGACCTATGGTAGTAAAATCTATATCGCCCGTCTTTCCAGACGCTGCTGCGTTATTAGTTATACCACCAAACTCACTATAGTCATGATACCCACTCTGATTTTCACCTAACTCTATTATGAATTTGTTGGAACTTGCATCGAAAAACAATCTAACCTTCATGCCTATGCACTGCCACCAGATTTTTTCTATGGCAACACTACTACAAGTATTGCCATATATATCTGAGTTCAATGCACTGACATCAACCTTCTTGACTGCTGACTCACCTGTGCCGTCAGAAATGTTTGTAAATTTCATAACAACGTGCTTATCGCCATCAAAAAGGGTTTGTGATGTTACTGCATCAGCCATGTTATCCCCCTATTACTGGTCAGCAAAAGCAGGTGCGTCTTCAGAGACTACATTACCCCAAATATAGTAATTAGTGCTATCTTTACCTACTATATTTATTTCCATGCTACCAAAATCAGTTAAGGTTAACTTTGAGTTAGAACTGCCGTTTGCATAAACACCAACATTATCTGCGTTAGTATCTAAATGCTGAACATTTCCTAAGAAAAAGTTAGTATTGCCAGGTGTAACAATAATAAGGTTTTCACCCTCTTCTGCTGCTCCTGCATAGATAAATTTAAATGTAGCTCCTGCAACTGGTGCAGGTAATGTTATTGTCCTGTCTGCTGTTAAAGCAGGCACAGCAAGAACTCTTCCACTATGTGTTGCATTATCAAGTGTTTTATCTTCATCACCTAACGCAACTGGTGCATCACCCATAGTAATCACTTCTGTGATTGTACCAGTAGATGCGTTTTTACTTACTGTTTTAATTGTACTTTGAGACCTAATAGGTCCTGAAAATGTTGAATTGCCCATATTAATCTCCTTGTCTTGGCAAATGTCAGCTTACGCTGTCAAGGTGAATAGGGGCAGCCATGAAATACTGCCCCGTATTAGCTAGTTAAGCGGCTCCTGTTGAACCATAAATTCCAAGCGGATCAGATACACCGAAAGAATATCTTTCTCTCGCTTTGTATCTTACGTTTCCAGTGTTGAAATCACCGTCCATGCCAGTAGCCATAGGAGTTCTAACGAAATGCTTCATTCCGTTTGGAACATCTGTGATTATAAAGAAAGCATCGCTATCTGTTAGATAATGATTAACTCTATAGCCCTCTGGGATAGACCCGTTGGTCTTGATAGCGTTTAGATCATTATCAGAAGTTCCCACTCTCAAATCTGTTTGTAGCAATCTAGTTGCTGTAAACATCAATGCAGGTGGAACGATCAACTTCCTTGGCTTTGCTGCAATCAATAGACCTCTTTCATCTACGAATGCTGCGATATCAATCACAGCTTGCTCTAAAGATGTTTCATTGAGGTCTGCTGCTGTTGATGGTTGGTTTCTGTTATTACCACCTGCCACAGTACCGTGGGAAGAACTAAATAGAAACGCTCCATCACCAGAGGTGAATGTATCAAAACCAGTGTTCAGAAGTGACGCTGCTTTTGTTTGTTTTGTGTAAGCCATCGCTCTAGCAAGAGCCTTTGTATAACGTGCGGATAAGCTGTCATACAAATTGTCTTCCATAGCTTCCTCTGTAATAGAGAAACCCATAGCCACTGTCTCATGGTTAAAACGAGCAGTG